ACAGGGCCAGCGGCAGAAGGCGCCTGATCGCCACCCAAGCCAAGCCAGTTCGCCGCGCGGCTGAATACGCCATGCTGAGACTGCGCGGCAGGAGCCGTAATGGACGCCATAGTGGCGGGGTCTACGTTTGAACCTGCCATCTTAGCCATCAGAGCATCCGATAGCTTTGAGTTGCCGTACTGCTGCGCCCGATCTTCTGCCTGCCCGGACAGATACGCGCCGCCAAAGCTATTCAGCCCCTTTGCCAACGCAGCCATAGGCGAGATAGGCGCCGAAATACCACCCGACGACGACACCGGCAATTCCTGCTGCCCCATCTGCTGGAGCATTTCCGCGAGCTTCTGCTGCCGCTGGATTGCAAGCAATTGCGGATCGTAGGACGATGCCGACGTGAGACTAATATCAGCCATTACCCGAATAACCCCCTAGCAAAACCGCCTGGCGACAAACCGGCACCGGCAAGGCTGCCAAGCCCGCTGTATAAGCCACCGACGCCCTGCATCTGCGAATTGTAAACTGATGTGTTGTAATTGCCCTGCGCTTGCGCCCCCTGAAACACCGGAGCTGGCGCAGCCTGCGAGCCATTATAGCTCTGGAACTGCGGGTTCTGGATCTGAGAGCCAGACATGAGCGCCGTGATCTGGTTAAGCGGCTGGTTGTACTGCGCGAGCTGCTGCTGGTACGCCTGCAACGCGGCCTGATTGCCAAACTGCGCCGCACCGAGGCCCTGATTGTACTGCTGCCCAGCCGCGTTGTTATAAAGCCCCGCAGACGTTGCGCCCTGCCCGTAGTTCTGACCAATGGCCTGATTAGCGAACGCAGCGTTGTTCGCTGCCTGACTGTATCCCTGCTGGTTGGCGCTCATGTCAACGCCAATGCCTTGTAGCGCCGCCTGGCTGTACAGGTCATTGTTGCTCTGGTCGCGGGTGCGCATGGCATTGTTCCACGCCTCACTGCCGGACGTGATGCCCTGGTTAGCAAGCTGCTGGTCCTGCGCCGCGTTGTTCTGGTTAATCTGCGGCTGCAGCCGTTGCAGGATAGCCTGCTGCGCCGTCATGCCAGCGTTGACCGGCATCTTGGCGACGCCCGATGTATCAATGTTGCCAGTGGCCTGCCCGTACTGCCCTGCTGTGGGGCCGTAGTTAAGCGGCTGCGATCCATTGATTGACGTTTGAAGGCTAGGACCGTTGTAATTAAATGGCGTCCCCAAAACGCCCTGCGCCGTGCTGAGGCCCTGCTGCCCAAGGTCCGCAAGCCCGTACTGCACACGCTGTTGCGCGTCTAGTGTCCGCTGTGCCTCTGGCGTGAGCGATTGCGTAATGGTCGGCTGGTAATTACCGCCGGGGCCGGACTGGTCGTAGGTGACGGTCTGGTTGCCGTAGGGGCTGATGACGTTGGGGTTGCCCAGCGACGTGTTGGATACAGCCGTGTCCTTGTTCGCCACGCCCTGCGCCGTTGCGGCTGCTGCGTAGTCTGGTGCTGGTGGTGCCGCCGGTTTCCCCACTACACACTCCTCCAATATGTACCGTTGCGTATTTTTCTAGTCGTTGATGGATCAACACCAAACATGCGAGCTAAAGGCTTGTTAGGCCCTTCATACGCTCGTATGGCGTATATCTCAGCGGTAGTAAATTTTGCTTGCGCATGATTTTCGCCCATTGCTTGCCGTTTCTTAGATACCTTGTCCCTGCAATTGTCGTCGTTAGTCCCAAGGAAAAGGTGGTCAGGATTTACACAGGCCGGCGTGTCGCACTTGTGCAGAACATGCATACCTTCAGGTACGTTGCCGTGCGCAAAGCGCCATGCAAAGCGATGAGCTAACCGCTCTTTCTCCGCATGAGAATACCGGAAAAACCCATAACCTTTGTGCATTAAATGGCCAGTCCAGAGATGACACCCGCTATTAGGGTCAACCATGACCTTTTCGTAAAACCGCTCTAGCGGGTCGCGCTTACGCATAGGCTGCTCCTAAGTATCTGCACTCGTTCTTAGCGAGGCTGTATATGATTATATCACCAGCGGGCGCCGCATCACGAATGCGCGCCTCCTCCGTAAAACCAAAATGCCTTACGAAATGATTGCTTTTCACATTGTCGCTCTGCACGGGCAAAATCACTTTGTTGACCCCGCATTGCTCGTATGCGTAACGAAATATCGCTCCGATGAACTTGCGGGTAAGCCGTCCTCGTACCGCCATGTGCGCAACGACGGATCGTTTATTCCAGTTTTCATAGATAACGCCCGCAACGATTTCGCCCGTTTCTTTTTGCAAACCAAGAGCGGTTGACGTTTTTTCGCTAAAGCAACCATTTGTCTGTTCCGCAACCCAATTACCAATAATGGGACCGCACACAATGTTCGCCATCATATACCCGCCCAACCGGCTTGGTACACAACGTCTGTAGAAGCCCATTGTATTTCTATGCCGCTGCTGGCGCTTGCAAACTGTATGGAGCCGCAATAACCAATGCCCGTGCAGCCCTGCCAATTGTTATTAGGCATGAGCCCATGGCCCCAAGTGCTAATGCCCCAAAGCCCAATGCCCCACTTTAGGGACGACGTTGGCGTAAAGCTGAGCGGCGTTCCGGTAAATATCGTGTTAAAGTCCACGTTTATGCCAACGCTGACGGTCGGGAAACCAGACGAAAGCACGGCCGGGCGCAGCCGCGTAAAATACTTTACAATGCCGCGCTGCCCAAAGTAGTTAAACGCCTGTTGGCCGATGGTGTTGATGTTCGTGTTGTTGTCGGCATATGTCGTGTCAAGCGCCCGTACAACCACGCCATTGCCGCCGTAGTACGGCAAGTCGCCAAACAGATCCCAGCAATTGGCCGGCATACCCGTAAAGTTGCACCACGACTTGGTAATGGTGTTCATCACATACTGCTGCTGCGATCCAACACTAATTGGCACGTTCAGGATCAGCATGTTGTCGGCCGGGTAGCTAAATATCTGCCAGCCCGTGTTTGTGCCGTATGTCGATGACGCCAAGGATATGGCGTTCTGGATCTTGTCAGATAGCGCCACACGCGGGTCCAGGCGGTCGCTTTGCAGCGCGGCTGACAATGGCAATAGCCCGTCAAGCGTGTTGACAAGCAGATCGCCGCCCCATTTCAAGGTGCAGCGGTTTGTAACTGGGGCGCCAAACTGCCATACGCCGACCAAGGCCCAGGTGGCCGCGCTGGCCGGGTCCGTGCCGCGGTATATGATGACTTCGCCGTTGTTCGTGATGATAACAAGCATATCATCTAGCCCAAACCCGGCGTCGGTTGTCCAAACGTCAATGGCAACAACGTAGCCGCCCTTGCGGGCTACCGAACGCAAGTCAATGTATTGTGCCGCGCCGCCAATGGATAACGTAGGCAAATACCACAGCTTTAGCGTGTTTTTCTCTGTAAACCAGACGCGGTTCTTAAAGAGCAAAACGTCGTTCAGGCCGGTAGTTGTGACGCCCGTAATGGCTGGTGTCGAAGCGCCGTCAATCGGCGTCCAAGTCGTGCCGTCAAATAGCAACGGCTTGTCAAAGCCATTGACGCAGTACATATAATTGCCGCCAGACGTAGCGACATTGGTGTACTCCCACAGCGCGTTCGTAAGCCCCGTAACTTTAGCCGCGCCAACCGCACCAGCCGTTGTTACATCATAAATGCTCCTGGCCGTGCCATCTACGGCGTACATCTTCTGTGTGGCGCCGCCATTGTACACAAACAAAGACTGGATCTGGCCAGTCATGCCAGTAGCCCAGTTCGTGCTGCCGCCGCGAAGGTTAACAGACGTAGGCGTTGGAAACAGGTTGGTTAATGTGACCGCATCCATTTGCTCCATGTTCGCAAGCGCGTCGCGCGCATTCCAGCCGCCAACTGGCGCCGGTACGCTGTCAACGCTTGTCCGCGTACCTTGGACGGGTTGACTGTAGCGGCGGGGCCTCATAGTATGCCCGTAGGGTAGGTATGGGAGAAACTATGGAAAAATGGCGCGACGTAGTGGGTTTTGAAGGTATTTATGAGGTTTCGGACGGTGGGAACGTCCGGTCTAAACTTAGCGGAAAGCTCAAGAAATTCACGCTTAACAAAAAGGACGGGCGTATTTTTTTGCTTCTTTGGCGAAACAACAAGCCCAAAAACAGAAAACCGCACACGCTGGTCTTGGAAGCGTTTGTCGGCAAGCGGCCAAGAGGGAAAGAATGCTGCCATTACGACGGAAATCCGCAGAATAACCGCCTCGAAAATCTTCGCTGGGACACACCAAAAAACAACCAAGCTGACAGAATACGCCACGGCACGACAAACAGAGGTGAACGTTGCGGCACTGCGAAACTTACTTTGGAGCAGGTCAAAGAAATACGCGAAGACAACAGATTGCAGCGCGAAATAGCGGTTGACTACGGCGTTCTTCAGAACACCATTAGCCGCATTAAATCTGGAAAACGCTGGGCTTACGACTAGCATTACGACACCGGGAAACTATCGGGGATATTGTCGTACCCTATCAATACCGTGCCAGGACGAGGCGCAAACGACAAATTTGCTGCTGACATATTCAAAGATTGCGCAGCTTCTAATTCATCTTCGTAATTGCGGCGCATGTCTGTGGTATCAAATCCCTTTGCGGAAAAATACTTAAGCTTAGTAAAGTTAACCATCAGCCGGTCAGGGTAGATGCAAGTGTCTGTATCTACCGTAAAGCTGGTTTTCGCCACTCCGGCCGCGGACGTTGCCCAGCCGTTGCTACGGTATTCAAAGCCCAAGTTCTCGCTATTGGAGAAGCCTGGCCAGATTTGGAAATAGCTGCCGTACAAGCGCCAACGGACGCGCGGGCCGGTCGAGATGTAGCCGCTAAGTATCCATTCCCACTGCTGGGCGCTTTCCGGGCCAAGCATTTCCCAATGCTTGCTCTTGTCCCACTGTGTACGCGGGATAATGGCTTCGTAGTCAGACGGCAGCGCGTACTGTACCTTCTGGAAGTAGATCGTGCCGCCAGTAACGGCATTGGTCGTGTTGCTGCCAATCGTAACCTGCGTGGCGCTGTCAACGCTGACAATGAACGTGGAGTTAGGGACGCCAGTGCCAACGACCATATAAGTCGTGTCAAGACCGGCCGTGGACGGGATACCAGTAATCGTCAGCGCATTGCTGGCGTAGGTGCCCGTGGTGGTCGTGTACGACGTATAAAAATAATACGGCTTTGTTAGCTCGCGCCAAGGAAATTTGCGCAGCAGTTCGTAACCGCAAGCGTTCATCAACGCAAGGAGTTGGACAGTATCCTGAGATGTACTAGAGGCTACCGCTGTGGGCGATTGTATTCCTAGTTCATTAGCTGCCTGTTGCACCAACTGCAACATCGTCGTCGTTGACATCGCTATCTACTTTCTTAGGCCGGCCAGGCTTACGCGGAGTAAGCATCGCCTGCAACGCGGCCATCTGTTCCTTCATCTCAACAAGTTCGCGCTGCGTCTTTGCGTGTTCGTCAGACACAATGTTGGCGTTCTTGCCAACAAGGTAAGCCTGCGCCCGCGTACGCATACCGGCAGCGCCCATGCCAATCTTCTGCAACTGCTTGTCATTGGCCGTGGCAATCTGTTCAACCGTCTGGAACTTGAGGATTTGCATTTCCTCAAGCTCGTTGCGGGTGAACTCCTCCGGGCGGTCCATATGCCAAGTGTTCAGCAGCGTCCCGATAACCTGACCTTCAGCGTTGTCCATCTGATACGCTAGCCAATGACGCGGGAACCGTGCCTTGTCTTCTGAGCGTACAAACCGATCAATGATGTTCGTCCTGTCGCCCGGCACAACAATGCGAATGAAGGGGACGCCTTCATAGCCCTTGAGTGTGCTTTCGTAGAACGTAACGTGCAGTTGATCGTCGCCGTGCTGAATATCGCTGTCGAGAGGCATGTAGTCTCCTTGTTACGTTGCGGTCAGGGCAACAGAGCCGCACCAGTGCGTGGCGCTGTCGGCAAAGAAAATGGCCGTCTTGGTGTTACCGACCTGAACGCCAGTCGAGCCGGCGACGGCAGAGTTCATGGTGACGCCAGAGGTTTCGTTGGAATAAACCTGCAAGGTCTGGCCGCTCAGATTGTAAATCAGGATCATGGCGCCAGCTTCGCACGGCGGCAGCTTCAAGCCAGTCGAAGCGGACGAGGTGGTGATAGCGTTGAAAACAGACGAAAGCTGCAAGGCGGTCGCCTGGGTCGAGCCAACGGCAACAAGCGCCGTGCCGGCATCGCCAGCGATGGCAACGGTGGCCAACGGCGAATTGCCAGCGGCTAGGATGCGGGATGGGATAGACATATTGTAGTCCTTTCTAGGCCGCTAAGGCGGCAATTAGGTTTTGCTGGGTAATGGCCCAAAGCAAGCCATCGCAATCAAGTGTAATAGTGCAGCCCATATCCATGAGGTCATCACAGAGTTTGGGGAAATTCTGGGCCTGCTTTGTCAAGCAGAGCGTGGAGATGTACGTCTTTCCGCCGGTTGTGACGGTAACACGTTCGCCAGCAGTAGGCATATGTGCAATTAGTTCCGCCGGGAAAGACGGTACGGCGTAAGCATGACTAGCCTCATTTTCATAAGAACTATCATAACCGTAGCAATGGAGCGTCCTGTAACCCATTGAATACGCTAAACACATGCTGGTTAGGCCAACAGTTACGCCGCCTCCAACCATGCAATAGCTATCATCGTGTTCTGGAATATGCTCTTCAATGCCAGCAACCGCAAAATGCCACAAAACCGGATCCGGGACAGCGGCAAGGACAGCCGGGTGGCATTGTGATGCCACCAGATACTCCTTAGCCTTACCGATGTACGCCGTCAGAAACTCCTGCGGGTCAAGCAGCACCTGATAATCCGGGGTGATCCCGTTATCGTTAAGCAGCTTGCACACGCCATTAAGGGCAAATATCTTCTGCCCTATCTCTTGACGGTACTTAATAGCGTCAATTCTGGAACGCAATGAGGGGCCGCCGGCCACAAGCACGGCGACCCCATCATGCGGGTCAACGCTCTTCGCCCAACGCCGCGTGGAGGCACAATTCTCGCGTACTTGCGAAAACAGTTCTTCATCCGGCGTAATGCAAAAAACGTCAATTTCCATTAGGTAATGCGTCCCTGCATATGCGGACGGTTGATGACAATGACGCAAGTGGTCGTAGCAGAAGCCACAGTGCCCGACGCAGACTTGCGCGCGCTCTGAATTTCCTTGCCGGCGCCAGCCGACGAGGAAGCCACGATACGGCCAGTCGAGGACGAAATGCCCACGGCCAGATTGCCCGCGATCTGATGGTTGGTCTGCTTCAGAACAACGGCCGAACCGCTGATCTGATACCAACCAAACGTGGTGGCCGTCGTAGCAGACATGGCAACAGCAACGGGCTGGGCCAAGTTAGCAGTCGAAGGGCACAAAGCAGTCTGGTAGGTGCTGGCATTGTAAGTCACCAAAGAACCGATAGCGGTGCTGGCAACGCCCAGAAGCAGAACAAATTCGCCTTCGCCGTAAGTCGGGTCGAAAGCACGAATGGTCTGCCCCAAGGTCGCCGGCGGCGTGGGGATGGTAGTTACGGCGCCAGCGGGCGAGGTGTAGGAAATGCCGCTGTCAACAACGGCAATCGGGAAATAACCCGACTGCGGTTCAACAATAGTATAAGCCATGTGATGGTTCTCCCTTTAAGCGATGAGGACGCCCTGAAACTGGCCGCCCCCACAGGTGAGGTTGCCGGCCCAGCCGATGAGCTTCACGATAGCGTCCTGGTTGACTGCCTGACGTTCTCCGCCAATCGGAACAAAGTTACGATCAGAATGCGGACGGAAGTACAGGTACTTGCTGTTTAGGAAGTACATGCGAGCCGAGGTGGTCATGCCGATACCGCCGTCTAGCACCACGTCCGAAGCCATACCGGCGCCATAATACTTCAGCGAGGCAAAGCCAGCGCCAGCCATCGACGAACCGGAGTCCGAAATGCGCTGGATGGACTGCAACGACTGCAAATACAAGCGATAGTAGGTGTTGTCCGCAACGATCAGGTCGGGCTTGTCCGTACCACGGATAAGCTGAACGGCCAGCGCGTCCATGTACTGCTGGATATTCGAGGCAGTGACAGCGGAGCCGCCATTGGTCAAACCAGAGTACGAGACAGAACGCCAGAAGGTGCCAATGGTGGTCGAACGGTCAATGCCGCCATAGGTGCCAGTGGTCGCAACGTCAGGAACAGCGGCCTGAAGGCCGGTGATGTTCTTGCCGCTGTTGCCAGTGCCATCCAGGTAGATGTCGCCGCCGATGCGGTTGGCCAGCTGCGCCTCAGCAACGGACATACGGCCGTCCAGAAGGTCAATAATGGCCGCCTTGCCGCTGTTCTGGATCATTTCCAGGCCAGAAATCGACACGGCAGACGCATACTGCTGGATACCGAACTGAGCCGCACTGATGGGCGAGTTCTGGGACACGTTCAACACTTCAAAGCCGCTGTAGCTGTTGGTGTTGTTCGTGGTGGTATCATTATACATGATTTCCTGCAAAATCACGTTACCGCCAGAGAAAGTCTTGACGTTACCGCGGTCTTTCAGGCGACGGAGCAACGCATTGTTGTTCGTCACGTTATCAGCCAGTTCACCAGTACGACTCTGAATGTTTGTCGCAATGATGTCGCTGATGGAGCTATTGGCGAAAGCCATAGTCTATCCTTTCAGTTCATCAAAAGCGTTCATCTAAGCCCTCGAATTGTTCCGCGAGCCTTGAACGCCTATCTTGCGCTTTGGTAGTAGTCGCCGCTCCGGGTGTGGAACTTTTAACACTAACCGCTGCCGCCTTAGCTGCCTTCGCAGCCTTGTCAGCGACTGCTACCTTTGCCGATGTAGTCTGCGCTTGTCGGCGCGACTGCACGGTATTGAATAGCGTGTCGTCGAGGCGTACCGCCTTTTCATAGGCGTCTTCTAGATCCACTGCGAGGCCCTTTTGTAAAAGGTCAACCATCAGTGGTCGTGCATCTTCAAAGAATTCCTTATTTGGCGCAAACTTGTTGATTTCTGCCAAAATCTGGTTTTCTTCCGCTGCCTGCTGGGCCTGCTGAAACGAGTTCAGTTGCCCTCTAAGCTGCGTAATTTCGTTCTGCACCGCATAGTATTCTGGTGCGGCGACAGGCTGCTGCTGCACAGCGGCGCCGTTAAGGTCGATGCCGTAGTAATGGGCGAGCTTCAGAAACTCCTGCTGTTTCTGTTCCTGGCTGCCATTGCGCAACGTGTGGTCAGTGTTCATCAGGCCAGCTACGGCCTGCATGGGGTCGATATTCATTCCCCGAATGGTGTTCATGTACGGCTCAATCGTCTGATTGAACCTGTCGGCAACCTCAGCCTTGGTCTTCAGCGGCTCGACGCCAGCCCGCATCTGCTCTTCGCGCTGGTAGGCATATTCCTGCAGCCGCGGGTCGGCCGACGCCCAGACATCGTGATAATCGCGCTTCCAGCTATTAGGCGGGCGCTTCCAGACGGGCTCCTCTACGGGGGCGGCTGGCTCTACGGGGGCCGCGGCAGCCTCATTAGAGGCCTCTGGCGCCTTGGCAACAAACTTGCCGGCCTCGTCCCTGGCTCTGTCAGATTTGGCTTCTACGGGATCCGGGGAGCTTTCTACGGCTTCAGGCGTCTCAATGGCGTCAAGCTGCTCTGCGAGCATATCGCGGCGGTCTGCCTGTGGGGCGACTTCCTGATCTTCGACGCTCATCTACGCTCCCTGATGGTCTGTTGAATAATCCGCTGAATATCGCGGTCCCCAACATCTGCAAGCATTCTATGGAGAGTTTCCTTGCGCGACGGCCCCTTGGGGGCTTCCGGCTTGGACTCCATCTTCTCATTGCCGATTTCTATGCAGTTATGGGCGCGTAAATGGTCCCTGTGCTGCTTTCGGCCCGAAATCATTTCGCCAGTGACCATAGACTGGTATGGCTCAATGTCCTTGACGACTTGGGGACCGGATGCGGTTTCCCGACCCAAATCACCGTCGCGGTAATATACTACCACATCATCTATGTATTCGGCAAGTAACCCCTTGCGGTCGTAAAGTGATCGGCTGCGGCTCATAGCATTAAAATAACATCTTCGTCGTCATTTGCCAAGTATTCGTTCCACAATGCTTGAACTACGTTTAATTGATTTTGCAGGTCTGCAAAGTCAGTTTTTGTAAACTTGTTGTTTACTTCCAAAGACTTAACTATGGTTTCAGCCACCTCTACAGGTATAATCGGCTTGCCTTCGATTACTTGCTCAAAGGCCGCGATTACTTGCTGAGTCCTTAGTTCATTCTTTTCCCGGTGCCTTTTGACCAGCCGCCGGGCGCGTTTATCATGTTTCTTGGCGTCGTCGTGGGTATCGCCAACAAAGATAACGGGGGCTTTGCCTTGTGAAAGGCCGCCCATAAGCAGAAATGGGACCGTACCGCCAGGGCCGATCCCTTCTGTAATAATTGCCGCGACAGACATTAAGTAGCCCGCGTTATCGCGGTAGGCGCCGTGGCGTCGTTAAGAGTAAAAGTTTCCGCAACCGTCGTGCCATCAATTTTGTTTACAGTCAAAACCGTCCCAGCCACGGCTTTTTCCGCCAGCAATGCCCGTTTTTCAAAATGAATTTGCGCCAATGTCGGCGCGGCGTGCATAATCGCGTAACTTTCTGTCATTGGCGTGGTCAACACTGCCGTCGTAATTGCTGCGGCAGATGGTGGTATTGAATAACTAACCGCCGCAAGACGGCTAGATACAACAGCGTCCAAATTGGCAATTCGCGTATCGCCAAGTGCGGTAAGCCCAGCACCCGCCGCGCCAAGGCGGGCAAAATTGTCGCCGCTCTGTGGCGTGTCACCAGTGTAAGAATTTATCTTTAAGCCAATACCCAAAGCCACGCCGTTCATCACTGAAATCCCAACGGATGATGCTTGAGTAAAATCGGCGGCTACCGTGTCGCGCCAGACACCCGCCGCTACCGCCGCTGCCGTAAGTTGGTTGGTAACTGTGGTGGCTGTATTTACAAGGTTTACCGTGCCAACAGTGATACCGTCGTTCACCACGTTGGACTGCGCAATGCACTCCAGCGTTATCAGATTGGCCTGCGCGCCCACGCTATCAGCCGTCTTGCATGAAATGCGGGTGGTCGTTGCAACGGGAATAAACGGATAAATGGGACGGTAAGTAAGCGTTGTGGCGCTGCCCGTTTCGGGCGCAAACAGATATTGGCCTATTATTGTTTCAGAAGCCGCCGCGCCCGTGGCCAGTTGCAACACTTTATATGTTGCAGCCGATACCGCAGCGGCTTCCACATAGATGCCAGTTATATACAACGCCGCCGCCGTGCTGGCGATAAGCTGCACATAGGCTGTCGTAAACACGTTGGCCGCGCCAGACGTACAAGATGTACCCGCCGCCGGCGCGGTCGGTATCAAAAAATGTCCTGTACCGGCTGTTTTATTACTCATTCTGCTGTTTCTACGCCGGTCACGCGCCCGTCAGGTCCGCGAACAACACGCTTTGGGGCGTTCATTGTTTGCATTGCCGTGCTGATCTTGTCCATTGCGTCCGTATGCAACTTGGCAAGGTCCTGGTGCGAAGAAGCGACGCTGTTCAACGTAGTCTGCATGGTTTCGCCAAGCCCCTTGACAACGTTTTCTGTTGCTGCCTGTTCTGCCTGTTCCGCGGCCGGGTCAACCTCCGGGTGCGCAATCTGGGCGATGACAATACTTGTCGCAGCTTCAAACTGCACTTTCCACTTGTCGTACGCCTCTTTGAACAACAATTCTTGCGACTTTAGCTCTTTTTCGTGTTCAAACCGTGCCGCGTCCAAAGCGATTGCGTTCTGCCCCTTGATTTGCTCAATTTGAGCCTCGCCCTGCATTTCAGCCTGCCTGGCTGCCAAGTCGGCTTGCGCCTTGGCCTGCGCAACCTGCATATCCACCTGCCCCTTGGCCTGTGCCTGCGCCATATCGGCCTTGGCCTTGATTTCCTCCGGGTGCGGCTGCGGGTTTGCTGCCGCCTGTGCCGCCTTAGCCGTCAACTGCTGCAATGCCTGGTCAATAGTGCCCTCAATCGTCTTGGCCTGCCTAAACCCGCCAACAGCGTATTTCATCATCGCCATGAGCGCCGGCACCATTTCAGGCGCCTGTTGCCCGGCCGGAACGGCCTCGCGCATAAAGTTTGCAAAGGCGTTCAGAAACTCCATACGGTCCTGCTTGTTCTGGTTTTCGTCGATCTGCACCAAGCTGTCCGCCGCAACTTCAATGCGAAACGACTGCAACGGCTTGTTCTTGAGCAATTGTAGCGCCTGGGGGATCATCTGCTGATCCTCTGGGCTCAGTTGCTCCGCAGCGGCATAGGCAAGGATAGTCTGCGGCTGATACTTCTGGCAGATGATCTGGGCCTTGATCCGCAGAAGCTCGCTGGCAAACAGCGCCACAGTTTCCTGCATGGACTTTAGACGCAACCCGGCATACTGGCCCTTGATCTGCTGCGCCGTAGCAGTCTCAGATGCCGCAGACTGGCCGCGGATAATGTCCGAAATGCCCGTAATCTCGTAAATCTGGCCCTTGATGTCCTGCCGCGCTTGGTAACACTGCAACAACGCAGTTGCGATGGTGTCCAGCGGCAAAAGGTCGATTGTGCCCTTCAGCCCGCCCTTTTCAGAAAAAGCGCCCCATTTCTCAACGGGGATCAACGTATTGTTGTCGCCTTCCGTCAGAAGCCGCTGCAACGCTGGCTGGCTGCTGTCGTAAACGCCGCGGACGCGCAGGGCCTTAACCAAGCCGTCGATACGGTCAGACAGAATGTCTAGTTCGTTTGCCTGATCCTGATACAGAACAAAATCAGGCACCGGAACAAGGCTATCGCTGGTCGTGGTGGCATAAAGCGGCCGCGGGCAAGGGAAGAAGCCCTCA